CTAGTGCCGAAAGGCGCAGCCGCAGGCTGACATCTCACCCGGAATGACTTTGCCAGAATGAGAGTGACGCTGCTGTAATTGCCCCTCTTCATCGCTGTTTTCTGCCTGCTGACCCAGCCAGCGATCTAATGCGCGGCCGATGATTTGTCTGACGTCCGGTGACCAGCTGGTAAGATGCCAGGTCGGACTGCGGGCTTCCTCAGTGTCACCAAACCCTGCCACCGCCAGATGCATACCCTGACCAAAATCTCGTACTGCCTGTATCGCACCAAACGCCAGCAGATCGCTTTCACAGAAAAGTGCCTGAATGCGCTCAGCGGCACGGGTCTTTTTCAGATACTGCATCATCGCCTGATAAGCGCCGTCACGGTCGTCAGCGGCAGCAGTGAGTTCTGCATCCAGCGTCATGCCTGCCGCCTGTAATGTGGTGCAGTAGCTCTGCTTCTGCGCCACGTCACCGGGCTGGATCTGCAAAAAGCCAAACCGCTGATGCCCCTGTGCGAGCAGTAACGCTGCTGTCACTTCGCCCGCCCGCAGCGCATCCGCCTGCCATTCAGGCTCTGCGTCAATCTCCAGCACCGGCAGATTACAGGCACTGATGGCCTTGTTTCCGGGCAACAGCAGCAGACCCCGCAGCGCAAGGGGCGTCGCCTGCTGGATGAGAGCTGTCAGTGCCACGTCAGTTTCGGCATTCAGCAGCACCGTGATAACCCCGCGCGCATTGAGCTGGCGCGTGACCTCATCCAGTATTTTCTGTTGAGAGGGATTGCGCAGCTGGCTGGCGACAACGCCGATAATCGGGGGTAAAGCCGGTTCCGTTAAGTCAGGAATAGACGGTGTACTCATTGGCGTTAGCTTCTCTGAGACGGCAAACAATCCTCCACTTTACGATAAGCCAGGGTGTTTCAACAGGTTACAGAGTTCGATGTGGGCCGCAAAAATGAGTGAAATCAGATGTAACTGAGTTTGCGGTGGCAGAGCAGCAGGCGTTAAGAAGAGGCGAGAGAAGGACCGGGCAGCAGGAATTGAACCCGCATCGTCAACCCATTAAGAGTTGCAGTAATACCTTTATACCATGCCCGAAAAGTTTGCCTGGAAAGCACACTGTGTAGACTGTAGACAAGGTTAGTGCTCCTTTCAGAACTGACAAGCGCAAGCGGCGTGTTTATTCAGCAATCGCTGCTTAAACCCATAAACCAGGCGCGGGCACCTGCAGACATTGATTATTCCGCTAACCTTAAATTTCAGGCAGCCTGTCCCGCCCGGGACGTATGGCCAAACTTATATAGAGGTCAAGACTATGCCTTCAGGACAATTCTACGTGGTTGATCAGCCCGAACTGAGTTTTACCGCCAACTATCGTCTGGATAAGGTCAATGACAAACCCTTTGCCTCGCGGATGGTTCTGGAGATTCAGAAGCAGTCGCAGCCAACAGATGCATTCGATGCTATCAGCATCGGGCATGAAGTGACCTTTGTTTCATCCAGTGGAGAGGCGCAAAGAATGGTGCTGGTAAGTGATACAGCTGATGAGCTGGTGTTCAGCTCCCGCGGCTGACGGCGGCTGATACCACCAGTCGGATGTTTCGTCACCGTCGCGCCAGATAACAGACACAAAAAAACCGCCCTTGGGCGGTTACGACATTACTGCATATTACTTTGTTTTATTCTTTTTCTGCGGCAGAAATATGGTGCCCGGGGCGGGACTTGAACCCGCACAGCCTTACAGCCGAGGGATTTTAAATCAGGCGCTTTCATAAATTAAATCAATATAATAGCCAGCATTTTCATAATAAGGCCCCAAACTCCATCTTATTTAATTCAATGAGTTAGGAGCAAACATGGGGCCATATTATGAAGCTTTTTTCTTAAAGTATAGGTCTGCAAGGCTCATAAACTGACACAACCTCAGCCGTCACTTTCCCCAGCACGATAATACCTTCAAGCCCTTCCCCGTCGATTGTCTCACCGTCTGAAGTAATGATTCCGGTGCGGAACAGTCGCCCAAGTTGCGGAAACTCATCTGTCTGAAATGCCACCTTGTCACCCGGCTTTGGCTTCACTGATTTATCTGCCAGTACGAATCCGTCCGGAGTTTCAATCAGGATCATATTATTGCGGTGAGGCATGAGCACGTCATTAAGGTCGATGCGCTTTTCAATGTAGTCCGATGCAGGTGATGGAAAGCCCATAATTACCTCACATAACCCATGCTGCGCAGCGCCCAAGTCTTATTCTCACTTTCCTCTGTAACCAGTTCGAAGAAGAAGTTCTGGTAGTACCGTATCCAACGGTTGCACTCCTGCAGCGTCCAGACGTGGTTCGCGTCGTCCAGATTCTTCTGGAATGCCGCTGTCGTGACTATCTGCCGCCCCATGCTGTCTTTTTTAATCGCAGCCATAAAGGCACCGTTTATATCGCTCTCTCTCGCCATAACAAATCCTCCTCCGATGAATACTGTATGGATAAACAGTAATATCGATTAGTGGATTTGATCAAGCCGAAACGCGGAGCAAAATTGTAAAGCTGATGAGAGTGCTGGATTTTTAAGCTGGCGACTTCAGTTGCGGTTAACTAACCTCAAATTACCCACCCCGTAACCTGCTCAGACAGGAGCGGCTGAGTCATTGCCCGGTCGCCGGGCTTTTTTATGGCTGACAGCATGAGGAGTTGATTGATACTATCTTGCGCGAATCTAAAATTTTGGACTACCCATGTTAAAAAGCATTCACTATACGAGAGGATTTGCGGCGCTACTGGTCGTTATGTTTCACTTTTCTTTTATGTATATCGGTAAGGTTGAGCCTTATAACAGGGTATTCCTGAACGGCGGTTTCGGCGTTGACCTTTTTTTTCTCATTAGCGGATTCATCATAACCTATGTTACAGCAGAAAAAGGTAACGTAGCTGGTTTCTTTCTAAAGAGATTTTTTCGAATCTATCCGCTATTTCTCTTTATACTGGTCATCTCTTCAATATTCTTGGTCCGATACAACGTCCACCCAATATGGACAATGATTAAGTCAGGCATGTTTATTCTTCAGGACTACAACAGGCCAGCTCCAGCATTCGATTATAATTTTATAGGCCCTGCATGGACGCTCTCATACGAAACCTGGTTTTATTTCGTTTTCGGCATGGCAATGATTATCAATCATAAGCATAGGGTGCTAATAGCCTCCACCATTTTGTTAGCTCAGGTTTTTCTGCTTCAGCTTACCTTCACCGGTTCAGTGTCGCTCAACTCCAGCTATGTAGCTGCTCTCGGAGATAGCTCATATGTCGACCACGCCCTGAGGTTCTTTAGCACAACCCTTCACTTGGAGTTCCTGCTGGGCATGTGGCTTTGCGAAGCGTTTATCAGAGGATGGATGAAGGTTAGGAATGCCATCTCCTGCCCCATGATTATGTTATTACTTGCGCTATCTGGATGGCTTTACTTTTCAGATGTAGTCAAGGGCTATGGATTGACTGAGTTCTATCTTATAGCGCTTCCATTGTTTTTTGCCATCATCATGTATGAATCTAACTTCAAGATATCAGACTCTAGGGTTTTGCAATTTTTTGGTAATATATCATTCTCGATATATATTACACACTTTTTCATTATGTATCTTCTTCTTGAACACCCTCCTTATTATTGGAGCGAAGCTGCAAACCTGACTAAACTTGTTACATCAACGCTTATAGCAATTGCATTTGCATACATATTGCACAGACTGGTCGAGTTACCATTTATTAAAATTGGAAAAAATCTACAATTTAATTATTTGCATTAAATTAATTTTACTTTGAATATTCAACCAGTCGGGTTGATGTGTATCGAAGTGTAGTTTTACAGAGAAATACTGTAAATCATAAACTGTCGTGATGGTAGTTTTGATGAGATTTGCAGTATTTTTTGTGCTACATGTGAGCTAAAGCTAGATCGTGGACCGCAGAGGTTTGCAAACGGATACAACCACTGCAGTAACGCTCCCCAGCACGATAACCCCTTCCATCCATTCTCCGTTGATCATCTCACTATCAAAAGCGGTCATCCCAGAACTGAATAATTTTTCAACTTGCGGGTAGTCGCCGAGCACACAAGCGACAGCATCGCCTGTTTTAGCAGTGAGTATACCATCTACGAGCGCAAAACCCTCCAGCGTCTCAATCAGCATCATGTTATCGGGGTTAATAATCTCAAATTACCCACTCCGTATCCTGCACAGACAGGAGCGGGTAAGTCATCATCCAGTCGCCGGGCTTTTTATGGCTGACAACAAGAGGTATTGGTTGATACTATCTTGCCGCTAAACATTCACATCTGAGGCCAAATGGAAAAGCTGAGACCAAACAGCGATATTGAAATTCTGCGCGCTTTCGCAATCATAATGGTTCTTGTGCAGCACTTCCCTTCTCTGTACTTCTGGAGTGACCATTCGTTTTTTGCAAAGGTGAATACCTATTTGCAATTCTGGTCTGGTGTGGATTTATTTTTGTGTATATCCGGATTTGTAGTTAGCTGCTCCTTGATTCCACTGATTGACCAGTGCAAGCAACGTGGGACAGGATTATCAGGTGTGGTTAAGGCGTTCTTTATCAAAAGGGCATTTCGTCTTTTTCCCACCTCATTCCTATGGATAGCAATAATTATATGCATGACTTTCAGCTATAACATATCTGGAGCATTCGGCGACATAAAATGGAATTTTTATCAGGCCATAAGCATACTTTCCTACACCTACAACCTTCTCAGCCACTATATGCTTGTTAATTCATTGCCCACAAGCATGGGGCCGTTCTGGTCACTTAACCTTGAAGAACAGTTTTATTTTATATTGCCATTTTTCATCATCTTCACAAAGAAAGCGTACAGGGTACTATTGTTGCTTGCCTTCATATTCATACAATTCCTTATACATAGGCAAGATACTTATCTGATGAATTTCAGGCTTGATTCTATTTCTTGGGGAGTTGTGATTTCTATTTTTTACATGGATAGTAGGATATTCAGGTTTGAACCTATCTCTTTGAAGAACAGAGTATCTTCATTTAGTTTAACTGCTATCGCTCTGATCTTTTTAATGTTTAGCATACCAGTTCTTCACGATAGCCGGTTTATGGTTGGGATGCTGGCATTAGTAAGTGCCATTCTTATTTATGTGGCCTCCTTCAACAAGGGGTATATCTATTGCCCTCTAGCACTAAGAAAGGTATTACTTTGGGTTGGGTCGCGATCGTATGCAATCTATGTGATTCATATGCCAGCAATTTATTTCATTCAGGAATCAACTATCCGTTACTTCGTGTCCATTGGTCAGGGCCCGTCAAAATCAGTGCTTCTCTGCGTTGTTATGACAGTTTCAGCACTGGTTCTGACTGTTTTGTTAGTGGAATTGAATTTTAAATTAATTGAATCCCCGCTGCGAGGTTATGGCAGAAAGATAGCCCATAAGATGACTTCAAAAGTTAAGGGGAAAGGCGCGCAAGCAGTCACCCAGGAATCTTAGGCCATTGAATATCAGGAGCGGTAGAGAGGTCAAGCCGATTAAGTGCCACCCTGTATTGCTTCCAATTTTTGAGGAGAGCGTCCTCATATGGTGTTGAATCACCAAGATCAACAGCATCCTGGAGTGGGGCAATTACATCAGATGCTTTACCCATAAGTGATAATCTATTACTGTATGCAATTAACACTTCCTGTTGTTGAGTTAAGGCCGGGGGGGCAGTAAGGGTTGGATAGCCATTTTCATTAGGAGTGATTTCCATTCCCTTTTCTTGCTCTGAAAGTAAAACTTTATAGTCTTCGGTAGATATCTCAATGGCTGTAGAAGGGATTTGGGAATTTATGCCCTCCAAATAAAAACCCGCACTTTGAGCATCGTAATAAACTTTATTCATCATATTAAACTTTACCTATTACCATCCAGTTTACACCAGTAACACTGTTCGTATTTGTTGATCTTAAAGTAATCGTACTTGTAGTTGAAGTATCGATACCTACCCGATAATTATTAGTAGAACTACTATCAAGCGGTGAAACAAATGCGTTAGAAAATCCAGCTGAAAAAGTTATAGGATACGTCACCGTGACACTGCCTGCTGATGGGATAGCGGCCGTTCCCCATTGTATGAGTACGCCGCCAGGAAGCTTTTGGTATCCAGGTGAAGATAAGCTGTTGGCAAAAAGGCCCATTATGGGAAACATGGCTTTCATCGCTTTCAGCATCTGCCCGCGATCCGCTTTGTTTAATGCAATCCCCCCGCCTTCAATCACTCCGCAAATCTCTTCCTGCAACGAGTCGAAGAAGTTTTGATCGAGCGCAGTAGGCAACTCGCCTGTCTGCGGATTGCCGCCGGTAAAGCCATTTTTACCTGCGCCGAACTTATCCTTCTGCGCGGTGGACGTGTCAATACGATGCATAGTTACCCCGGGTATTTGAAAATAACGTAAGTGTGAGACGGTGCCAGCTTCGTCAGTACGCATTCGGCAATGGTATCGCCCCACATGCGCAGACTGTCGGTGCTGTTGCTGATAGCCGTCATTTCAGTGATCTGCGTGGCGGCTGGCATGTTTACCTGCCAGTAGTAACGCCAGTCGTCGCTGTAGAGTGAGTCGGTGCAGTCGGACAGGCAGTTAAACTGGCTCTTGTTGTAGCGGGTGATGGTGACGCCGGTGTAACCCAGAGCCTCCAGCTGAGCCAGGTAAAACGCCTCATTGATTCCGCCCGCCAGATTGAGCTTTGCATCCAGTCGCTGACGCCGCTGCTGCAGGGTCTGCACGCCCGGCGGTGCGCAGCTGTCAGGTAACCCGCTGATATTTTCATAACGGTCAATCAGCTCAGTAACTGAGCGCGGGTCGGTTTCCAGCATCAAAGCATCACCGCGCCCATGCACTGCTGCCAGTAAGGGAGCAAATCCCGTCAGCAGCAGGTCATCACCATCCCACGCAGGACCGCGCGGCAGTAACGCACCCAGCATCTGCCGGTACTGTGCTGTTAAGTCCATGAGATTGCCCCCACTACTCCCAACTCGCCTTTAGCAATAGTGATATCAGCTGCCGGGCTGACCAGTGTATGACTGTATTCACCCGTTGCGATACTGATAGCCTCGCTGATGCGGGACGGCTTCAGCACGCCTTCAGGTACACCATCGCGCAGCATCATTGACCGCAATTCCGCCTCGACGGCGTAGCGTACAGCTGCAGTGTCCGGGTTCAGTCGAATCTGGAAATTAACCGTATGAGGCGTTGGAGCAAATACATAGATATCCGCACCGGCCACCGGGGCCAGCGGTTCGATATTGGCTTTGACAGCTGCCACCGTGGCCGCGTCGGGGATCGGGTTTATCAGATCACTGCTTGCCACCATCACCCCCACCGTTCCGCGCCCGCTCCAGTGCCGGTAGGTCCATGCGCGGGTAATGCCCGCCACTTCTTTAGCCCAGACCTCATAATCACCGTCTGCGCCGCCCTGCGGTGTCCAGTACCAGCGTTCAATGACGCGTGCACGCCATACCTCTAAATCTTCAATATCAGCGCCACCCTGAATGCTGTCCGCTACCCCTGCAGACGTCAGGCCGGTAATGGGGCTGACCAGACGCATGGCAAGCCCGTCATCGGTGTTACCGTTTTTCCCTGCTGTATCACAGGTAACCGGCACGCGCAGCACACCTCCCGCCGAAGTAGCCGCCGCCGTAGTGGTGAAGGATGTCAGGTCGTCGCGCTGGATGGTCACCCCGGCAGGAATGGCGATACCGGCGGTTGTGACGTCCCACCGGGCGAAACCGGCGGCGGCCGTCGCTGCCTTGCGCGGGCATCGCTTCATGTTGGCGTGCCGGGTCAGCCAGTCCTCATCTGCGAGGTCCGGCAGAAGGTTGCGGGCCAGGTAATCGATATAGCCATACACGGTGTGCACCGCTGCTGCCTGCACCCGGCCATACACTTCTGCATCGGTGCGTCGCAGAGCCGCCAGCGTCGAATCTGCAGCCAGTCGGGTAAGAATATCGTTGCGGACGGTGGTGATTAACTGAGGGAGTGTCGGGCGGGTAAATCCACTGTCAGCCATTAAGTTCACTCCATAAATCGTCAAAGGAAAATGCTGTGCGGGTGCCGTCTTTCTGGTTGATAACCACCGATGCGCTTAGCGTTGTAATTCCGGTTCGCTCAGCCTTAACGTCTACCCTCACTGCCACACCATCATCCACCAGCCACTGAAGCGCCTGGTTGATATATTCACGCGCTTTGAGCGGTGTTTTATTGGTAAGTGTCGTGCGGCTGAGAAGGTAGAGGCGGGAGCCGATGCGGTCATTCTGGACGGTCGGGAAGCTGTCGCCCCACCAGCCGTTATCCTGTTCCGGGCTATCGTCAGGCTCAGCCTTTCGCCAGGAGAACAGAGAGATAATCACCGCGCGCGTAAGCGGATCGGGCGGCCATGTCACGTCACGCTGTACGCCGTTAATGACAATAATCATGAGACCACCATTTTCTGCGTTGGCGCGTCAGTTGTGCCGCCACCGGAGCCGTTCTCTTTATGCGTGTGACCGTTATAGGCTATCCGCATGGCTGACATGGTCAGGCCGGAAGAGTCGCACTTATCTTTAATCTCACCGGTAGATTCGATGTCCATTTCAAACCGGGCCTTTGGCGCGTTGGTAAAGGTGATCGGCTTGCCTGCGCCATTGACGACAATTCCTGCGCGGGTCAGCGTCACCGACTGACCCTGATCGTCATATACCGCCACTTCGCCAGTCTTCAACCCTTTGATGCGGAAACGACGGTCAGATACAACCAGCACAACACCGTGTGACCTGTCACCATCAAAGTAGGCGGCCACGGCCTCAGAACCAGTGAGCGGTGCGGCGGTAAACCCGTATGGCTCCATATGCTCGATGTCGCTTTTGCCCTCGCCTCCCGCCATTTCAACCTGCAGCATCTGGCACTTTGTGGCCGTGTTCAGCCCGCGCACGACTGCACGCGCAAGCAGGTTTGAGAGCGCACGGCCCATACCTGAAATCGGGTTAGCCATTAGAAATCATCCTCTTCTGTCTTTTTCTTCCGCTTGCCGGGTTTCGCCGGCTCAGGAAGATAAGCATCCGGCGGCCCGACACGGATTTCGGTGACGGTGCCGTTTTCATCCTGCTGATAGGTCACCTCAGCGATGACCATCTGGCGGTTGTTAAAGCCGAGAATGGGATCGAAGACGATAACCTGCAGGTTAGGCAGCCAGAGCGAGCCGTCACCCTGTCGCCAGCCCTGCACGGTGTAAGTGACCTCATCGGTACGCGCAGCACGCTGGCGCATCTCAAACTCTGCGCGTGCGCTGCAGGTAGCCGTGGTAGCGTTGCCGGTCTGGCGAATAATCATCGGACGGTAACGTTTCAGGCCGCCATCGATGGTCTTTGAGCGGATAGCCGTAGTTGTGGCCTCGCCAAAGTCGTCGTCGTTACCCTTGCGCTGACCGGACACCTGATAGTCGCTGAACCGGTCCCGGATGCTCTTTTCCGTGTCGCAGGAAAGAATGTTTTCACCCAGCACCAGTGCGGTGTGCGCCTGCTGACTGCCAATGCCACCGATTACCAGATTTCCCTGCGCGTTGTCATATGCCAGCGCCTGCTGCAGCCCGAGCATTTTATTCAGCACGTCCATGACCGTTTCGCCCTGGTCGGCCTGAATGCCCTGAAGCGCACCAGATGCACCTCCCGCATCCACTAGCTTTATGCTGAACGGCTTTGCCAGCTCAGCGGCCACCTGAGCCAGCGAACGACCGGCATACTGTGAAGGCGTGGCAGAACAGTCGATGAGGTCAGCGGTTTTACTGCGCCCTGAAATCCCGGTGCTGATGCTGCGTGCGTCGTACCGGACCGGCGTTGCCTCGACGTAGCCGGTCAGCACCTTATCGGTGCCTATCAGGACCTCAACCAGATCGCCGTTTTTAATGCGGGTACTGCGCACCGCCTGGTCGGTATCGCCGGGCCAGCTGCGGGTAATCTCGACGGTAAAGTCGCGGGCGATACGCTCAATACCTGCGGCGATCCTGACCGAAGTCCAGCCGCCCCACTCCTGACCGTTCACCCGTAAAATAACTGTGTTGTTCATCGTACCGGCACCCTCAGTGACTGAACCGGCACGAAGCCGGGATGGCGAATGCCGTTGCGTGCCGTGATATCGCCTGCGCGGGCTGCTGAGTCGTACCAATCAGCAGCAAGCACCAGCGCAGGGGTCACCTGCGAAGGTGTGCGCTCCGTCATGCGCTCAACCTGCTCCAGACGGGCTGAGATGTCGCGGTTAACATCGGTGCGCACAGTGACCAGCGCCTGATAGAGCCCGTCATCAGAGACGCGCTCCATCTCAAGGTCAATGGCTTCATTAAGACTGTCTCGCACCTGCGCCAGGTCATCCCATGAAATAACGGTGCCATTATCAAGTGAGGTGGTAACACCTGAAGACGTGGAAGCGGTAGCGGTCGCTATGGTGTCTGTGTTTGAAGCGGCATTGCCTGAATCCGGCCGTATGTTGCTGACGGCCGGATGCGATACTACAACCGGCTGCTGCGGGTCCTGCTGGCGCGTGACAGTGCGATTTGCTGGCTGCGGCAGACTGGTGACCGTTGCGGCTGCTTCACTGATTGCCGTGGTGCGTACCGCCTGAGCCACATAATTGCGCTGTGTGGTCTGCGCCTGTGCGGTTTTGCTGTCTGTTTTCCAGACGCCGCGCGGTGCCAGACCCGAATCAACCGTGATGCCGGTCAGCCCTTTAATCATCGAAATCAGGTCAGAAGCGTTGCCCGTCAGCCGCGTTCCGGCACGCCACATGGTCTGCAGCCGGTTAACAAAGCTCGCACCGCTGGACGGAGGGCTGAGCAGCACTGATAAATCACCCTGCATCAGGCGCGATGCGGCGCTGATGCCAGAGTCAACGTACTGAAACGCGCTGGTCACGGTACTGAACATGCCTGTCGCCTCATCCAGCACTCCGTCCTGCAGGAAGTCAGGCATCCCATCCATACCAAAAGCACCGAATGCTGAAGAAATGGCGTCATCCAGAAACGAAACGGAAGAGGATAGTTTCTGGCCGGTTGCAAGCCCTGCGGTCGGGAAAGACAGCTCGCCAGACTCAACGAAGCTGAAGCTGATGCGGCACATGCGCCCTTCGCTCTGCGAATGACTGATACGCACAGTATCGTCAACAACCACGGTCATTTCACCGTAGTAGGGGTGAACCAGCGTGCAGGAACCTGGCTTTTCGATAGCCTCAATCAGCCGGTTGCGCTGCTCAAAGAAGTCATCGCCAATCAGATAGGCCTGCACGCTGAAGCGACGTGTTGCCCTGCCTAAATCCTCCGCCCACGGCTTATCGCGGTTGGGGTACTCATGCACCTGCACGCGGCGGCCAAAGGTTGCCTCGTCGCTGTCCACTTTAAACGCGATACCACGCAGTGAGGCATCCTGCAGATTGTCTTTCCAGCTCATGGCTTACTCCGGGCATAAAAAAACCCGCCGGAGCGGGTTTGAAATGAATTGCTTACTTTATGAAATGCGACGCATCAAATTGTGCTTTCTGACTCTTAACAAAATTATCAATGGCAGGTTTGATGGTTTCCAGCATGTTTGAGTTGGCTGGCAGATCAACATTTTTTTTCGTCAAATTTAAAGTAAAGGATGGTTGGTACTCGGAGCGATACTTCACCGATGAAGTTAACACTAATGTAAAAGGAATCTTTATTGACAGCTTCTCTGCTGCTATCTTTTTTGACTCATCCTTTTCGTTGTAATTAATTTGCTTTGCAAGCTCTTTAATTTTTTCCTCTAGACGAGTGCCAGTCTCTTCTGGACCAACGTTCTCAAATAACACCTGATCTTGATTATCATCACTAAAAACCAACTTAGCTGAAACCAAATCATCTTCACTGAAGACGTTACCCAATTTCACACTTCCGTCTACAACCTGCAGTACGTTTTCATTTTTCAATGGAATCGCTCCTGAGATAATTGCAGAAGATATGATTAAAGAGCCTCCAATAACCAAGCTAGCAATTAGATGATTCTTCATAATATTCCCTTATAAATTTGAGTTAATGACCCAATCATGTTCGGCAATCAAGGGAAAAACTTTAGCTTTTATTACTGAAACGGTTATAACCCACATCAAGGTCAAACCATGGCAGAGCACTACCTACTGGCTCAACGCGCATTCCTGGAGGAGCATTTTCAAAGGAAACCTTTAACTCTCCCCTTTGCGATGATGGATCATCGCGTTTTAACGGCACGTTCATACTTTGAGGGATTAACGCTCCATCACCTCCCTTCATCTGCTGCTCATTGTTATACCAGCCGCCAGCCTTCCATCTCTTCTTAAGTGACTCCCAGAATGATTCCGTGCCATCTTTCTGAGTAGTCGCATCGGAAATCTCTTCCAGCTTTTTGAACATGTAGAGCGCAACCGCTATTGAAACCGTCAGTGCGCTCAACTTCCCTATTTTGGTAAGAACAACGAGAAGCCCGCTTGCCTTAGCTGTGGCTGTGGTGAGCGACCCAATAACCTGAAGCGTAAATGCACCAGCCATCACCCCGCCAATTCCGGTGATGATACTGTTCATGCCACCCAGCGCCTCTGTCAGGCCATCGATTTTAGTCCAGACTTTCTCGACAACAGGACCGAACTTATCCCAGTCAGAAATCAATAACCCAATCCCCAGCGCTGCAAGTCTAAGGAATATACCCATCGGAGAAAGTTTCAGGCCTTGCCCCAGAATCCCAAGCGCAAAGTTGATTCCCAGCAGCCCCAGCTTCATTCCGACAAAACCGGCCGCGATGCCAAATGCACCACGAATAACCTTGGGGTTTTTGTCAGCAAACTCAGTAAATCGCTCTGACATGTCACCCAGCCAGCCCACCAGCCTTTTAGCATCACCAGCAAAAGCCCCGCCGATAGCCGCAAGTCCATTGACTGCTGTACCTGTCAATGACTCCCAGATATTCGAAAGTGTGCTTAGCTGAGCATTAACACGCTTATTAAGGTCCGCCTGCTTTCCCATTTTCTCCTGAATCTGGTCATAGCCGGTTTTACCTTTATCAATCAGCGCATTTAGCACCTGTAGTGTTTCAGCGTCATCACCGAAAATCTGCTTAATAATGGTGGTTTTTTGTTTGGTTGTTAATGACTGAAGCTTATTCAGTTGTTTGAAAAGATTATCAAGCCCGCCGAATTCACCCTTACCATCTGTGAAATCCAGCGTAATGCCTTTTTTGCTTAGCAGCTTATTGGCAGCCTTCATCTTTTTACCGTCAAAGCCCGCCTGGAATACTTTTCGGAGGGCGTTACCGGAAGCCTCACCTTCCATCCCCATCTGATCCATCATCACGGAAATTGGTGCCAGGGCGCGGGCCGCAGTCAGTCCATCTTTACTGACCATTTTCAGAATGGAGCTGGTTTTAGAAAAGAAGGACAACATGTTGGTATCATCAACACCCAGATAAACAGCCTTCTGGATGGTGTCGAATAATCCCATCATATCTTCTGAAGCAGTGCCGGTAGCATCCTGCATTTTTGCAGCAAACTCTGCAGCCGCTTCAGGCGTTTTCTTGAGCTGAACCGCCAGATAAGCCGATGCCTCACCAACACCACTCAGGATGTTCTGAGCCGGGATACCTTGCCTGACAAGCATCTGCATCATGTTCTGAAAGTCAGCAGTAGTACCAGGCAGTTTATTTCCGAGGCCTATAGCCAGCTTATTGATCTTTTCGAAGTCAGAACCAACAGCGCCGTTTGCGTCCATCATGGCGACCTTAAGGCCCGTCGCAGCATCTTCCTGCTTAGCGTAAGCAACCAGTGAACCTGTTAGCCCGGCAGCAAGACCGCCTGCCATAGCCATGCCGCCCCTGCCCGATTCCTCTGCATCTTTACGGAACCGGCGCAGGTTCTTTTGCATGCGACCAAGTGCAGGCGAAAGTCTGTCAACGCCAGTAATGAGCGCCTTCAGTTCAAATTCAGCCATTGGCTTTTCGCTCCCGTTCTATCCGGTTCGCCTGGTCAATAAGCAATTGCAGGCTTTTTAAGTCCTCACTCAGGACTTCCAGAGGATTTATGCGCCAGTAACTGGCGCAGTCAAAATACAGGTTAAGCAGATCTTTAGCTGTCAGGCCTGAAGGAAAAAACCGGCAACTACCCAGCCAGCAGCATTTAGGTCTGATGGCGACATGTCATCAACTGAGCTGGGTGGAATGCCGCCCAGCTGGCTGATGTATTTAGCCACAACGTGAGCCAGCAGCTTTACTGACTCATCCTGATTCATCTGGTAGGGATAGCCCAGCTCACGGACATCCTTGCCCGTTGGATCGCGCAGCTCCAGCACATGAATAGTCTCACCATGTGCCGTAATAGGTTTTGAAAGCTGAAGTTCACTCACTGATAGAATCCTTCTGAGCCGTGGAATTCGAGGTCAACCGTACCCTCTTCCGCATTGTGGTTTGCTTCACCGAACTGGAAAGCTTCAGACAGCACGTAAACCATGCCGTTAGCCAGTTCGGCGGTGATGGTCATCTGGTCTGAGTCCATCAGTTTGGTGACCGGAAACGCCTTTGGCACCTTAAAGGTGCCTTTGACATAGGGCGCGCGGTGCGTCTCTTTATAATCCACGTCACCGGCCAGGCCGATAACGTCATCTCGCACTTTGGTGTTCATCGGCACCTCAATGCCGCCGGTCAGCGACAGCTGCTGGCCGTCCACCTTGACGTATGCTGTACCCGCAATCTTTGCCATTACGCGGTCTCCTCGCTGTATTGCAGACGGAACTGATTAAGCAGCGCAAAGACGCGCAGCTGGTTAACGTAATCCGGCGGGAACAGGACATCCACGCGGGTCGGGTCACTGACGTTGCGCTCTACCACAAGATGCTGTTTGAAGAGATCGAAGTTCTCCACGATCCCCGACCGCTCCATCGTGCGATAGCTGGCGCACATCTCACCCTTCAGCACAGCAGGCGTCACGATGGCCTGACCCGGACCGAAGCGCGTCCCGTCATTCGCCAGCTTATGACGCGGGTACTTGCTGGTAATGATGCTCTTCAGCTGACGGATAACGTAGGCGCTGGTATGCAGCGTTTCGCTGTCGAGGTAGCTGTTGTCCGCCACGCCATAGGCGTTTTTCTGATAGGTAGTAATGTCGCGCTGAATGCGCAGCACGCCGCTCTCAGCGTAGGCCGTGGCAATACCGTGCTTCAGCAGCGACTGCTGCTCGGTCAGGGTAAAGCGGCTGCCTGCCGGTGCCGGTAATGCGCCGGTCAGCTCACCGGTCTGCGTAGGGCGGGCCGGGTCAGTGCGGATAAACACGGCGTTGCGTGCGGTGCGCAGTGCGACCAGCTCATCAGCAGCGGTCTGAACGGCAGGCTCATAACCGGCTACGGTAATGTGCTGGTTGTTCATGGTGTCGCCAAATGCAACCAGGTCTGACAGCGTGCCGATTTTCGCCGTGTAAACGTGGCCGTAAAGCTGGCGTGCATAGCCCCAGCGACCGGAAGAATCGTTCATCTCCAGCGCCAGTGTCGCCAGAGAGGCGGAATCACTGAACGGTGTGCCGATGAAGTCAAACGGCTCGTCACCCATCGCGGCCAGGGTCGCAGCAAGTGACGGTGAGCCCGTACCGCCAGCCATAGCGGCAATCGCAACGTTAACGCCGTCAGGCGTGGCTTCGCCTCCTACGGTGCCGTAGTAGTTCAGCGCCAGCGGAATGCTGTTGCTGGTTAGGCCTTTGTGACGGGCAGTAAGCGTGACAACGCCAGCCGCTGCAGCGGCGGTCACCGGCAGGTCAGCATTGGCGTTAACGGCTGCGGCCAATGTCGCGGCCACGGCTGCCGGAGCGTCGCCAGTCACCACGGCGGCCTGAACGCGCACCGCACCGATATACAGGCTGAGAGAACCTGACGCCTGCGCATTGCCGGTAAGCGTCACGGTGCCTTTGGCAGTCTCGCCTTCTGGCTCGGTCACTGCGATAACCCACATCTCACCAAACGGATCGACAGCGCGATACCGTGCCACCATGCGGGCCAGCTGGCTGCCACGGCCTGCAACCTTACCCGCCAGTGCGGCAGACGGCATGATGGTGAGTTTGTTTTTAACGATGGAGCTGTCAGTTGAGGCGAGGCCAATCAGCAGTGACGGGCCGCTGCTCTGCGTGGTATTCGCTTCGCTGTTGTCCATCTCCGCCCAGAACAGCGGGACGCGGAGGTCTGACGGAATAGTGGGGAACGATACTGACATTATTCACCGCCCTTTTTCTTAGCGTCAGCGGCGGGCTTTTCTTCTTCCGCGCTGACTTCTTCGACATCACCATCCGCAATGCGGCGGTGCCAGTAGCTGCTCTCTTCGACGTTCCGGCCTTCTGAAGGCAGCAGATCGCCCCGGACAGGGTCAGGAACTGACCGCCCGCGCTTGGGTCTGAGTTGCATGATTTACTCGCTGAGGTTGATTTTGATGTGGTGCTCAATGATGCCGTCAGGGCCATTACCTGGCTCGATGTAGTCAACGTTGATATCGACCGATTTCAGCTCATCCAGGGTATTGAGGTCATCCTGCTGGCGCGTGTCCTCTTCAGTGATTTCCCGCGTTAGCATGAATTCAAACTGGTAGTAGAGTCGGCCCCGATCCATGTCCAGAAGCTGACCACCGGAATACGCCACCGGGCCTGCATCGTCGTCAGGCTCCCAGCCCAGAAGCGCCTTCCAGATTTGCTGCCGCACATCATGCACGGCATCATAACCGGCTGCCTGACCGCGCTCATCGCGCGTGTTGTCCAGAACCACGACCACCGCAAAGCCTTCGGTCACGTTCTGCCAGTAGTCAGTCATGGACTTCTGCTCAGCAGTAATGTCTTCGGTCGGGATCACATACGCCGCCGGCAGCTTCATCTTCCCGGTTTCAGGGATAGACTTAAATTCAGCCGCTCCGGCTACGTTGCCCGCGAATATCGGACACCGCGCCCGGAGTGCGGCAATTACCAGTGATAGCTTCATTTCTTTTTCCTTTCAGGACGCAGGGAGGTACGCAGCGCACGGGTCAGCACATAGCGCGTCCACGTTTTGCGCGCCTCCAGCACTTCGGTCATATAGTTTTTACGCGGGGCCACGCGCCAGCCATTGCCGCCGGATTTCCCTTTGTGATGGCTCTTTTTGCGCTTAGATCCACGCTTCACGCCGTAGAACAGAAACGCCGGGTAAAAGTCACCCTCGATAAGGCGGTTACCCTCGCCCCGCTTCTGGTTTGGCGCGATGCGCACCATCAGGCCCGGACGGCTTTTTGATGCGCGGGGAACGTAATAGCCGATGGACCGCGCCAGTTTGCCGGTCCTGAATCCCGGATACTCCCCCGGTGCAGACCGTCCACGATGCACAACCAGACGCCGGGCATCACGCATGTGAACCTGACCAATCTGAATGAAGGCGCGGCGCATTTTTGCCCGGTTAAAAACGAGGTCTTTGGGCTGTTGAAAATCAACGTGCAGAAGCGGCTTAGCCATACATCTCTCCGTCGATTTCCACAGCCCTAAGCTCCTCGCACTCCATCAGCAGGTAACGACCGGCAGAGTTGAGGTCGCGCAGGCGCTTGACGCGATACACGTAGCCACCGTAAACCACCTCAAAATCAGAAGTGATGCCCCGGCGGTAACGGATCGTCATGTAGTGGGTTATGGTGTCATCAGCCTGAACAGATTCATGGTAAGTGGTGGCACCCACCTGCCGGACCTTAGCCCACACGTCCTTTTCATTCTGATAGACCGGCTCTGTACCGTAATCGGCTGCTGCCTGGTCGATGCGCTGGCGCAAGTGAATGCGCTTATTCAGCTCGCCGGGATCGGGCAGCGTGTAAACGGCACTGGTGTTTGATGAGCGTTGCTGCATGCTAATACCCCGACACCGGCAGACGCCGCGAATAGAGCAGGAACTGAAAAGCCTGCGGCGTCTCCGTCATCTCCAGCTCTGACACTGAACTGCGATGCTCATACCAGTGACTGACCAGCATCAGCAGGGCAAGCCGGATATCTTCGGTAATGACCATGCCGTCCGTATCAAGCGGTGCAATATCTGCCACCGTTTTATAAAGATTGCGGTTGAGGTAGGTCACCGCCTTTGCCTCAGCAGCCAGCGCAAAAAGCTCAAGCAGTCGATCTTCTTCCGTGAAGTCGCTCTCCAGTCGGCACTGCTGTTTAATTTCTTCGAGCGTCAGCAGCATGGTGTTCAGCCTTTTTTGTTTTTACCTTTTGCTGGCTCTGGCTCTGGCTCTGGCTCTGGCTCTGGCTCTGGCTCTGGCTCTGGCTCTGGCTCTGGCTCTGGCTCTGGCTCTGGCTCTGGCTCTGGCTCTGGCTCTGGCTCTGGCTCTGGCTCTGGCTCTGGCTCTGGCTCTGGCTCTGGCTCTGGCTCTGGCTCTGGCTCTGGCAAAGCAGCAGTATCGTCTTCAACCAGTTCTGCATAGCCTTTTTTAATCAACTCGCGACCATGCTGCTCGTCGGTCTCGATGGTGTTGTCTTCAGAAACGACAGTGCCACCGAAATAATTCGGTTTAATCAAAAGCAGTTTCATATGTAATTCCCGGAAAAGCGGCCCGGAGGCCGCCGTTGCTGTTACGCAGCTGCAGCAGGTGCGGTAAAGGAACCGTAAACGAACGCTTCAGGACGCTTAACGGCCAGCGCCAGACGCTCTTCACAACGGATTGAGATCATATTTTTCTCAAAGTCGTCGGCGTTTTCGGTCGAGATAACCACGTTGGCATCTTCGCGGTCAAAAATCTGTGCACCGGCATTGAATGCGCCGGTCAGGAATTTACCCTGGAATGCAGCGGCTTCAGTCGCGACGACCGGCAGCCCCCACAGTGTAGGACCAGTCAGCGCTGCCGGGTTCGCCAGAATGTAACGGCCCAGCGAATCTTTAGTCAGCTCGATCTTCGCCCAGTCGATGAAGTGCAGAACATGGCCGGACGCCGGGAAGCGTGCCAGCTGCGCCTGCAGCATAGCCAGTCGCAGATCATCAATGCCGTTCTGATTTGCCACGCTGAATGAAGCTGCGTATTTCGATGCCTGCGGAACGATACCGTTAAGGTGCGTGCCGGTGCCGTCACCGAACAGAATTTCCTGCTCTTCAACGTACTTCAGGCCGTAGCGCAGTTCGGCGTCAATCGTCGACTGCAGCTGCGGCATATCATCCAGAATCTGCTTGGCGGCTTTGAACAGGTGCGCGATAGTGCGGACCGGCGTGATTTTTTCCGCAAAGGTGATATCGCTGTACGGCTTCTTAGTGTTCTCAGCGACGGTCGCCGCATTATTGGTAAATCCGGTCTGCTGAACCCAGTAGATGGTACTGGACTCAGTACGGCCCGGCGCAATCAGGTCGCGGATAAACAGGCGCTGTTTTGGCTGCTGATCGATACCTGGCAGGCGGTCAGGTGCAACGATCTGGCCCGGCACGTTGACCGACAGCAGTGCCGCCTTAACCGGAATGCTCAGGCGCTTATTACCTTCGATGCTGGCCGAAAAAGCTTTCAGCGCTTCGGAAGAAACAACCTGACCGCCCACGGTTTCGATAACATTTTTCGCATTCGCCAGCGGCATCTGCGCAACGTGCTGCTCCAGATCACCCAGCGATGCCTTAAGTGACTTGTTTGCCTCAGTCAGCGCGTTAAATTCAGTGGCGATTCTATCTACTGCTTCTTTGGTCTGAGCAGACAGCTGGCCGGAGTTTTTCGCTTCTTTGAGCGCATCTTCAGCCTTCTGACTGAAAGTGCCGGACACTTCCTCCAGCTTTGCAGATACCTTTTTCAGTAACTCATTTACATCTGACATGATGAATCCTTATTAGCCGAACGCGGCCAGCGCGTTTTTAAGTTGAGCAATATTTTCGGGGTTGATTTCGTCGGTAGCGCCCGGCATACCTTCAGGGGTGGCAGCAGCGCCTGGCTTGCTGCCGGTTAGTGCTTTAAGAAGTTTTCGACGCTCGGAGCGCGGCGCATCGGTTTTTGCCAGCATCGCGTCCAGCTTGCGCAGAGCCGCTGCAGGACTGTCGTCGCCGTCAGCAATCTCATCTGCCGCCAGCAGGCGATCTGCAAAACCTTTTTCAACCGCATCGCTGCCGCCAATGTAGGTTTCTGCATCCATCATCGCGTCGATGGTGGAAGCATCCAGACCGGTCCGTGCGACATAGATATCGTTCATCGCCTTATCAAAAGGCATCATGTCCGCCGCAATCTGCTGCAGGTCGTGACGGTTGCCCATCGCGTACACCCAGCAGTTATGGATCATCAGGAAGGCACCGCGACCGATCTGCACCTCATCACCGGCCATCGCGATAATCGACGCAGCAGAAGCAGCGAGGCCCAGCACCTTGACGGTGACTTTCCCTTCGTATTCACGCAGCAGGTTGTAAATCGCCAGGCCTTCAAACATGTCGCCGCCCGGCGAATTGATGTTCACGGTCACGTCGGCACCGCCGATTGAGCGGAGCGCGGCCGCGATGCGGCTGGCGGTAACGCCGTCGCCGTACCAGTCAGCGCCAATGACGTCGAACACGGAAATGCTGTTGTCATCACTCTTTGCGGCCTTGATGCCGCCGTTCCAGCGCTCCATTGCAGAAGACGGCAGATCGCGATTTTCGCGCGCAAAAGGCCGCCCCTCCGGCGCTGCCGGAAGACTTTTTACTGTCATTGGGGGTGCTCCTAAGCCGCCTGTTTAAGCGGTGATTGTTCGAAAGGAATGTCCGGGAAAACGGCGTTGTGAACTTCACGCAACAGCGTGGCCCTTGCGGCGGTGCTGTTTTTGCGTAAGTCTTCAAGCGGTGTCAGATTCAGCTGCACGGTGTAGATATCACCACCCTCAATCGGCGGCAGATTCTCCAGACGGCGCACGTCATTACGGGACATCCAGCCATTCTGCAGCGCAGTGGTGTAATAAGCGGAGCGTCCGGCGCTGTCGGCACGAAGCAAGCCTTCAACGGAGAACTCAGCAAACAGGTCTTCATCACCGTTCAGCAGGCAGCGTGAAATCTCCTGCTCAATGTTCACCAGCATCGGGCGCAGCGTATTCGTCAGGAACAGCAGGTTCATGCCTTCAACGCTCGACGCCCAGCTACTCTGCTTATCAACGTGACCCACCATAAACGGCGGCACGCGGAACCAGCGGCAGATTTCCTCAATACTGAATGATCGTGACTCCAGCATCTGAGCATCTTCAGGGTTAAGGGTGATGCCCTGATAGGACATGTCACCCTCAAGGACCATCACCTTGCCCGCGTTTTTTGAACCAACGAACCGGTTGAGGTTTTCGCGGTTTTTCTGGCGCTGCTCTTTGGTCAGCAGGTTCTTTGACAGAAAGAAACCTGACGTCTGAATACCGTTTTCAAAAATTTTTGCGGCTGATTCTTCGACCGCCATCGCTGCGCCAAACACGTCTCGCCCGGTGCGCATCGGCATCATTCCGCATACACCATCCAGTCCAAAACCCCGGATGTGCATCATATTTTTAACCGGGATGATGCGCGGTACGCCCTTCTCTGTGTATGTGTACTGCAGTTCGCCGCTGTCCAGCCGCTCCACCTTCATGCTCTGGGGAAGCAGCGGAACCAGTGAGACCAGCTTGGTGCCGATCATCTTTTTCTCAACGTAGGCATTACCCCGCAGACAGATACTGGCAACGACCATCAGCATGAAGCGCGATGGCGTCATTTCGCTGTTCGGGCGGCGGCACAGCAGCTGATAGGCCGGATGATTGAGCGCCAGCTTGCGCGAGCCGTCAGCAGCACGTTCGTAAACCTTCATCGGCAGGGTTGAAACTGACTCGCTCAGCAGGCGCACGCAGGCCCAGACAGAGGCCAGCGCCAGCGCTTTCTCGGCTGTCACAACCTTACCGCTGCTGCTTGTGCCGTACCACTCCTGCCAGAACGCAGCGTCATTAAGCCCAATCGACTCACCGAGCCAGTTCACAATCGCGCTCTTGATGCGACCCGGCTGTTTTTTTTCCTTCATCAGATACCTACCATGATCGGGTCATCAAAAAAGTCATCAGGATCGCCGCTATCCACCAGCACCGCATCCTCTGCTGCACCGATTGCCATAGCCGAAGCCACCACGCCATCGATACGGCCGGTGCTTTTCTTTTTGGCAAATATGCGGTTATCCTTCTGGTCAGCTTCAAGCACTGCAGAGGCGGCATTCCAGCGCAGGCAGGGATTAGGCCGGATAACAAGCACCCGGTTATTAAGGTGCTCTTCAAACAGCTCAATTGATCGCGGCATCCACAGCCCGGACTCCTGCGCTTTATAAAAGCCCTGACCGTGCGGAACAAGGTCAACGCTCACAGACTCGCTTTCGAGTTCGGGCTCCAGATACTTGATGCGGTACTGGTCAAACGCGATGCACTTAATATCGTATCTGGCCGCCAGCTCACCGATACGCACCGCCACAAAACCGTAATTGACCGCCTTACCCGGTGGCGCGTGAATAAAGCCGTTACGCAGCCAGGCATCATAGGGAACATGGTCAGTCTTAGCGCGCTCCAGCAATGAGTCCTTCGGCGTCCAGAACTCAACTAAAAGCTTTTTGGATTTCGGAAAGTAAAGCGCCAGTGCCGTCAGGTCACGGGAACCGGACAGGTCCAGACCGCCATAACACTCTTCACCCGCTAAATCCTCCGGATCAAAATCCTGTTCGCAGTTCATCCAGGTGTCGCTGTCAATCCACGGATCGGACGCTTCCACCCACTGACAAAAGTTCAGGCGGCGGACGATGCTCTCTTTTGATGGCATGCCGCGCGCCTGCGTTACCTGCTCCCGCAGATATTTATCCGTGAAGGTCTGACCCAGAGACGGGTTAGCTTTTCCCCAGCAGGACTCATCCTTAAACGGGTCATCGCCCTCATCAAGTGAACAGATGAAGCTGAAGAAGCTGTCATCGACCAGATCACCGGCAGCAACCTTGCGCCCGTACTCGTGATACTCATAACAGACGCTGGTTTTATCGTGGCCGCTGTTGGTGATCAGGAACATCAGCGCCTGACGGCGGCCTTTTGTACCGGCACGCATCATCTCAACAACGGCATTTGTTTTGTGCTCATGCACTTCGTCAATCAGTGCGCCATGTGGACGCGGTCCTGACTGACCATCATCGGAGCTGATCGGCTTGAAGAAAGAGCCCGTCTGCAGAAACGCAAGGTTCCATACGTTCAGTCCAGTGCCGGATTTGGTGATGCGCTGCGCCAGCGCGGGCGACTGATCGACCATCGTCACCGCATCGCGGAACAGGATCATCGCCTGGTCTTTTTTCGTGGCCGCCGCGTACACTTCGGCGCGAGGCTCTTTGTCTGCCATCAGCAGGTAAAGACCAACACCGCCCGCCAGTGGCGATTTACCCGAGCCCTTACCGGACTCGATATAGCTCATGCGAAAGCGGCGAGTGCCGTCTTCCGCCTTCCAGCCGAACAGTGAGCCAACAATGAAACACTGCCACGGCAGCAGTATGAAGGGTTTGCCCTCATGCTCACCGCCGTTGAGCTTCAGAACCTGCGCGAAGAAATTAACGACACGCGTTACAGCTTCAACATCCCAGAACAAGCCACGCTTCGGACCCTCTTCCAAATCCCTTATGTGGCGAGCGCAAGCGGCGCGAATGTCTGGTCCGGCAATTACCGTACCGCTGGTAACATCCATTGCATACTGCGTCGCCGGATCAACCGAAGAACTGGTTGAGCGGGTCTTCTTCTTTTTCTCCACCATTCACGTTCACCTTTGACCGGGCAGCCGGTGTCAGGCCGAACTCTACCAGGTAGCTTTTAAATCGCCGGTCTGCATCAGCCAGCATTGAAACAGCCGGGTTGGCTTTAATCAGAAATCCGCCATCGGTCTGGACTGTGTAAGTTCTGCCCTCTTCGGCAATCGTGATCCGTAGCTGAAGAATGTCGGCGTAAATATCACAGAGCCTTTCCAGCGCCAGAACATCGGCAACGGTCAGCACGCCCATCCCGTCGAGCAGGACAGTCAGCTTCCCCCACGCAACCTTTCCCCAATCAGTGAGGTGTGACGGCGGGCTGGGGATTTCTCTCGCAGGTGCAGGCTCTTTATCGTTTAGTTTTCGCTTGCCCGGATTGCCGGTAACGACCTTAAGATGGGTCGGTTTTGGTCGTCTTCCGGCCATAAAAACCTCCCAGAAAAAAACTTTTCATTTCGCGGTTGTGCATAAAAAGGGGGGCGGGCGGTCAGGAGGCCAATTACCTCTGAACTCTTAACCCACCCCACACCTGCTTATTTGATTGAATAAAATACAGTCCAAATGGTTACCGCTATAATTCCTGGATAACCTAATAAAAAAGTAAACAATATTACTGATGTATGAAACATCGCTGACTTAGATCTCTGATGCTTATCGCGTAGGCCCTCACAAAGAGATACCACATGTCCTATCCAGTAAAAAAAGAGAATGGCACCACAGAGCATCCCCAATATTGTAAAAACGTTTGAGACTAAAAAATTTCCCTTCTTATGGATCAAGTAAGCCACTGAAGCTAACGCTGCATAAGCCGCCAAATACCCCGAGGAGTCATTAACGAGCTTAGTCATTACTGCTGAGGCTTCTCCACGCTGCAACATAAATTCATATCCAAACAGTTAAAATGAATTCATAACATATTGGAAATTAATGATTGTGTGCAAACTCTTCGTTCTGACTTAGGGTTTTATACTTTTGTACCAGTGTGACTGTAGATCGAGCGGCAGCCCGTTCTCATCGCATCCAATCACGTGACCGCGCTTCTCTTCACGCTGCTTTGTCGAGTCGTGATGCTGCTTACAGAGGGGTTGCCAGTTGGTCTTGTCCCAGAAGAGCTTCTGAGCCTTCGCTATCTCGTCCTGCTTGCCGCTGTTAATGGCCTCCTTAAGCCTGTGTGGCTTGATGTGGTCAACAACAGCAGCCGCCACTGCTCTGCCCTGCCGGTGGCACATGACGCAGAGAGGATGAGACTTCAGGAAGGAGAGCCTGGCCTTGTCCCAGCGGCTGTTATAGATGCGTGGCTCTGCCATTCTCACTCCACAAAAAAACCGCCATTAGGCGGTTTGAATGTTGTTGATAGTTAATCATTCCAGATGAAATCTTTGGTACCTAACTTATGTGAGCCGAAGTGCACTTGATAATCGTCCCCCATCTCTTCTGCCTTAGCGTTTGCATCTTCTTGATTGCCATAAACGCCTGCCAGGTCCCATTTTTCACTCTTAACAACACCCCACGCAATTACCCAGCCTGGGTTATCGGGGTCAGGTGGAAGAAAATTTTCATTAAACATGTGATTTCCTTTTAGAAAATGGAGTCCACACAATAACTCAAGAAACACCGGTTAAAGAATAATAATTTTATTCTAGACTGCAAAGATACTTAAAAATAAACAATTAATTATAAAAAATTTCCATTGTAATCACTTACCCTTTAAATCTCTCAAAAAAGGCAAGCCTCTTTCCATTTTTAATTTTTAGTTCCTCTTTAGCTTCTTCCACTAACTCATTGAGCAAAGTTAAAGAGAAGTCCAACCCAGATGCTAACGCGTCTTTATCTTTATCATTCGCAATGAGGCGCTTTGCAACACCTCTATAAGAGACTTGAAATCTTTTAATAATTTTAGTTGATTTCTCTGAAGTTAAAAGAGAACCCATATATGAAAATTTATCTAATTCGGCTAATGAGCAAATGAACTGCTTTTGTAGTTCAGCCTCCTCTTGCCCGTTTAACATTATAAATTCAGGATGCAAACTAGCATCAGATAGATACTGCCCCTTATCACTCCAATACTTAATAGATCTATGTAGTAAGTAAGCCGCATCGGTTTGAGAAAGGAAATAATGAAGTTTTTTCTCCCACCATTTTTCATCATAAAACCGCATCAATGCAGCATATGCAGTGGCAACCGCGATGAAGACACCTATTACAATTTGTCCGACAGCATCCATGATCATCTCCAGCTTCAAAGAAGGTTATCATAGATGATTTTAATAAACGTATCTCAGGAAAGTAAAAAAAGCCCATTAAAAACTTGCTTGCTGCTTAATCTCAATTTCCCTGATAGCTGCGCGATCGATGTTGCATTGTCCCAGAGCGCCATATAACTCAGCGTTGAGGCTTACGCTATCACCGAACGTCATATCCTGTGACGGCGCTGGCACATCAATCTGGCTGGTCAGTTCTGCCGGAAGGTTTAGCTGAGGTTGCTTTACTGTCCGGTACTCCACCAGCGGCTTTTGCTGCGTCGCGCAGCCTGTCAGCAGCATCAGGGGGAACAGGAGCAACAGCACACTTGTCCGCCGCAAGGTAACGCTTAATTTCATTCTGTAGTTTCCGGTTCTGCTGGGCTGTTACGGCACGCTGCTCTGTGACCTGACTCATCACTTCGTTTTGCTGCTTAACGGCTGTTACCAACTCGGTGACACTTGATGCCAGACCATCGTTCTTGGAGCGCAGGTCGTTAATCTGCTCGTCTTTGCTGTTTGCCAGCTTCTCAAGTCTGTCGTTCGTTGCTTTCAGCTGTGAGTTACTTGCGTTCAGTCCCCATAGCGCCACGCAGATAAGACCGATGATGACCAGGCCTGAATTGTTTCGGATAAAGCCGATTACGTTGAACATAGAATCCCCTTAGATTTTGATAAGCGGGATTTCCGGTCGTCCAGACCATTTAAGCCACCGTTAATGATTCTGGTGATGCGGGTAACATCATCAGAGTCAGCAAGCTCGTTTAGGCCGTTATTCTTCCACCATGCCGCCGCAGACATCGCAGCAAAGCGATAGCCCAGCAATAAATCAGGGTTTGACGCTACATCAGCGGCCAGCTGTTTCACCAGTGCTGCATAGTTGGACTTGCCGGTAATCTGAATCAGGCCACGCCCGCGATAGCGGTACCCATCCCCCGAAGAAACATCACCATTGCCATTACGGTTTGCGTAAATGATGCTGGCGATCATCTTTTGGTTAGCCGCATGCATTGCATTACGCCCATAGGCGCGGGCCTGCTCAGCGGTGATGCGCTTACCAAACATTGCCGTAAGCGCGTTCTCGCTGTAGTTCAGCCCCTCTTCCACCTTCAGGAACCCAGCTGACTCATGCCCTGTCTGCGCCAGAAAGTGAGCCTGACGCAATGGCGTACTTATCTGGAACGCAGAGACGCTTGCCGCTACATGAGGAAACCATGCATCACGCAGCGCATTACTCACGCCGGTCGCGAGCTGAAAACTACTGGCTGTCAGCATTACTGTCCCCCAATCGCTTATCTATCTGGCGGCGTATCTTCGTAGACACGTAGTCCACACCGAGGAAGCCAAGAAAGACCGCAGCAACCCGCGTGATGTCTTCACTGAAGTGCCAATTGAACACTGAACCAATCACCTGCAGGCTTGGCTGCAGGAAGAAGGCGAAGACGCTGCACATCGCAGCATCAAGCAGGCGGCGTGACCATGCGTCTTTACCCACGTAAGTGGCTCTCAGAATCGCCATGACTCCGGCAAGACCCGCATAGCCGGTTTCGTTTTTGTGGGCGTAAAGCCAGGCAATCAGGCTTGCCCAGAACCCAACGTCTTTGTCCGGCATGCGTTTCATCCTCACCTCCGTTAATTGGCAGGTGCTGTCAGTAGTCATAAGAAAGATGCGCAGCACCACGGCGTCAAAAGTGTGTGTGGAGACTGATTGATGTGCGCAAAAACGAGAAAAGGCCGCGCGATGGCGACCTCTTTGAATGGAACCCTGACGCTATAGCGGTAAAAGCCTTGCCCGTCGGCAACAGGGATAATCTGGGGCTATCTACATACGAGATTATCCCGTATGTATGTGTTCAAGAGTCAGAAAGCAAAAAGCCCGCCCAAACCAGTTCAATAATTTTTTGATGTCAATGAAGCTGAAATCTTGTCAGTCACCAGCGCTCAAAATTCAGATTTATCTGGTAATCTATTAAATCACCTTATGAATGGAGTTTTAAAATGTCTGATTTTACGGTAAGGGTGGTGCTTCATGGTGCAAATGGTGAAGACTATCAAAGCCTTCACGATCTGATGGAAGCGAAAGGCTATTCTCGCGAAATCACTAGTGACGACGGCACAGTTTTTATACTTCCCGATGCTGAATATAATACCAGCAAAGACCTTACGGTTGAGGAAGTCAGGAATGAAGTGCATGGAATGGCTGCGCAGGTAAAGCGGCATTACCACGTGCTCGTAACTCAAGCTACTAGTCGTGCTTGGTACTTGCAACTCAAGAAATGATTTCAAAGGCAGCGTTAAAAGCGCTGCCCAGTAAAAAACCCCGCCGGAGCGAGGTTTCGAAAATAAGTAACGCTGCGTTGTTACGACTCTTAGCACATTAGCGCCTAAAAATCGTAACGAAAAGCTGATCATGCAGATTTTCTTAAAATAGTTTTACGAGTCCAATCATCCATCTCAAGCTGTACACCGGTCATGATTATGCAGGCATCAATGAAGGTCTCAGCAATCATCAGTTGCTGCCTGACTTTACCTTCAGAGCATTTCTTCCAGCGGGAAATGGTGGATTTAGACACGTCAAACATGTAGTGCAGCATCACCAGCTCGAGCTCGTCATGGCGGTCGGTCTTTTTCAGCATGCCAACCGCTGTGTCGATGATGATCCCATCGCTGTCGCTGCATGAGTTTCGGGAAGATTTACCCTCCTGAGGAAGCAGACTCCTGAACATTGGGCTCGTTGGTGACCAGCCGACCTGGCTACCCTCACACGCTGCCCATGCGCCCCACCGCTCCAGTACCAATTGAATATCACGCATTTTTAACCCTCTCCACACACTTTATTTTTTGTCTGTCCCGATAACACCGACTGCAATCGCGAAATCGAGGAACCTGAACAGCAGATCAACCTGACTGCCGTATTTAGCTTCAAACGCTTTCATATCCCGGTGCAGTTCATCGTGATGCGCTCTGCATAGCGGCATCACGAATAAATCATGCGCCTTCGTTGCCATTCCTCCCTGCCCGTGTCCGATGATGTGATGCGGATCATCAGCCTGTACGCCACAGCATGCACAATTCTGTGACTTAACCCATCGCGTGTACTTCTCATTCTCCCAGCGCTTACGCTTGGGGCGCTTCATGAATGATTCTGGTGATTCCGGGTCAGCATGGAGGCTGATTATCTTTTTGACGATCTGCGCTGCATCCTGAATAACCTCTCGCGCCGGTCGCACCGGAACAATGCGGGCCTCTTTCAGCTCGCCGCTCTGGATACTTTCTTTCGGCATGCGCAGAACGCGCCGGGCCGGTGCCTCTGGTATCAGGTCAATCACATCATTCAGAGTTGCCCACCAGCATAGTTCTGGCAGGGTCAACTGGTGGTCGCTGCTGAGCGCCATCTGGCTGCATGCCGCCCTGATGATCCACAGCGCGGTGTTGCCTTTGGCGATATTCTCCAGGCTACCGGGTACGCCGTTTTCCCTGAACTCATTATCGTGGCTGTAGCAAAGAGACACCAGGCCGTTTTCAGTTTCTGACACAGTAAATTCATGGTGATGCCATACGCCCAATTTCTCCCGCTCCCACTGGCAGCAGTTGAAAGACTGGACGAAGGATGCCAGCGCATTTGGCCCACCAGCGGCCTTTATCACGCGTTCGTGACTGAAGAAGGGAATCAGTGATGGCTCATCAAGTAACGGCTGTGTGCCGTCATTCAGCCGCCCTGATGGCAGGTCTGCCATATCCATTGTCGGTGTGCTGATTACCACCCTGCCCTTAAACAGCTTCAACAGGTCTGGCCCTGGCTTCAGCAACACAATCCCGGTGCGCGGGGCTATCTCTGGCGTAAGCAATGCTCTCACAGTCACCTCAATGCACGGTGTCGAGCAGGCGGAGAAGCTCGGCAAATTTTGATTCGAAAAAATGAGGCTGGGTTTCGCGCGGATTAGCCGGGCTGGTGATGTTTTTGCCGTACATGCAGCCTTTAGTCGTCAGAGACCAAAATAGCTTCACACCGTCGGTGCCTGACCGGCTGGCTCTGCTTTTGTGTTCAACGATCCCAAGTTTCTCAAGCTGACGATAGGCCTGGCTCGCATTCATTCGAATACTGTTGGCCTTTAGAAGCGCACTTAATGAAAGCGTGGGACGGCTTGAACCATCTTTTGCATCAACGGGTGCGTCGATGGCATATGCTGGCATCATGTTAGGGATACCATAATGCTGCTGAATCTTCTGATATGCGCCAAGCTTTGATGAGTTCGAGAAGTTCAGCATCCGGGACGCTGATTCGAGCAGGATGATGCTGGCCTGCACTTCTTCTGGCATTGAAACGACGGGGGGCTTTGATGCCAGAGAATCGTACGTGCGGATTACTTTTAAACTGAATTCAGCGCTGATCCACATCGCATATGAGTAGACCAGTTCTTTGCACACAAACGTGCCCTGATTCACTCCGCCCTTAATTACCGATACAGGAATTCCTGTATCGCTCAAAAGCTGAACGAGTTCATTGGTGTGTTGAAGGTTGCGCCACAAGGAAGGCTCATGTCGGCGTTCGCCGCCTGCTGCACGATGAAGATCGTTAAGGCAATAACGGCCGGAGTTGTCCTGACGAACGGAAACCCCATCAATCACTAAAAGCTGATTCATGCTTACTTCTCCACACACTGTTTTATTATGGTCCCGCCCCATCATCTGCAAATGAACGGGATCAACCTTTGCCTGTAGTGCCTGCATACACTAACTAGCATTTCCATCATAACGGCTTTGCCAATAATTTTACCACCTAAAATAACTGACAATTATTTCATTAAGGAAGTATGCTTTTTTCATGAGCGCACACTATAAATCGTTACGTAAAGAAATAAGCATTAAGACGGATTAATCTCATTATTTAAAACCAATCCTTGGCTAATATAGATCCACCCCAAGCCTATTTAATTCTTTTCTGCGCATACCGAAAATAACATCAGCACTTCTAGAAATAAATGAAGCTATACGCCGATCATTTTCATCTATACCCTGCCAAAAAAAAGGAACATTTTCATTCATAAGGCTTTCGGCAAACGTTATGTGTGTTAACGCTAAAAATATTCTGATGAAATTAGATGATTCATTGTAATCGTTATTGAGCAAATGCAGCGCCAGATGTCTATTAAAACCACCCTGATTAACTCCTCCAGTTGATTTATATATGACGTTTTTAAAAAAGGATCTGGTTGAGTTCATCACATCACATTGTGGGTTTAAATGCGTAAAAAAATCCACCTCAGTTTCAACATCGTACCCTTTACCTGGATGCCAATCGAAGCCTGGAATCCGACCTTCCCCCCATCTTATAATAAGCTTTCTAATTTCCTTTTCAAATTTCTCGGCGCTTGTGTTTGTATCATCACCATTACAAAATTTCACAAGCAAGTTTCTTAACCCACCTTCAAAAACAGGAAAGAGCGACATAATAGATATGTGGTCATAGCCTAAATAAAAAGCCTCAATAGCTTCAAAAATAATGGTTTTATAGCTTCCAAGTGATTCGCTTTTTATGAAATACTTGTTGAAATAAGCAATTGCAATCTCTAATGAGAAATTTTCAAAAAGCCATTTATTTGACTCTTCATAAGGTTTATTACTTATACCAATTTCATGGATTGCAGAGGAAAGAGTGCCCTCTCCAATGTATAGTGGCAAAGCTATACCAAGTGGATTTGCATTGACCTGCATATTAGAACACCTTCCCCAATGCAGATTCAAATAAGATATCGGTCTTTCGGTTAGCAAAAACTTAAGACCATCAACACTTACTGCAAATGAAGCATAACAAAGATCTTTTTTTTGAATTGATGGCTCCACATTATGATTTTTTCTGAACTGCTCTAGAATTTCGCGCTCAGATAGCTTATCAAACTTTGATAAGCGTTTTAGAGTTGGTATGAAATCAGCATATCCTGACATAGAAAGCCTTAACCCTTATTAATGAAATAACCATAAAGATATCACTATAGATATTGATAAATACAGATTTAGATGCGTTTTCGAACGTAGAACCAAGTAGAAACCTCATCATTGCTAACATTAAACGTAAAAATTGTTATGATACTCGATTGTAAAGCGCCCACAGGCGCTTTCATTTAACTGTTCAGGATCGAACTGAGAAACAATTACACACTACTTTAAGATCCTGGAAATCACTACTGACCAGTAGTCTCGTGAAATGCCTGTCGCAATAATCGGTAATTTGAACAACAGTTCCGGTCCGTTTTTCCTATAAGTGCGACAAACTCCTCAACCGTACATGGCTAACTCAGACGTAAATCAGACAGCGTTCCGATAAACCAAAGCTGATGTTCTGAGACCATCTCAGCATCACCGAGTTGCTCAGTCAGCCGGCGCTTGATGACCAGTTCATCCTGGCGCTGATGAATAAGCTTCAGTGCTTTCTCAATGGTATCCTGTGGCACGACGATGTGCTCTGGATGCTCTACAGAGTCTGCGGCCCAGGTATGCGCCCATTTGGATTCGCTGTAGGTGTATCTCCATTATATTGCTTTTTATGAGCATTACTCAAAATTTACTGCACTTATTTTTCGACACGTAAATCACCACTCTATATGATGCGATCCTATCTTCTTAATTAAAGTTTCTACATCCTCAGGATCGACTACGCAGTATGGGTAACACTTTGCCTTAATAGGTATACTTCTCGAAACGTCATCTCCAGCAGCGATGTAGTTGATGTTTACTACACAGTCTAACATATCCGAGGCACCCATTATTTTGACATTATCATCTGGGCCTACAATTACGGAACTACTTAAAGAGGACGAGGTTGAATTGATAAGTTTTGATGAATTTTTAGTTAGTATTTCTCCACCAGCATCTAGCTTCACCAAATTTTTAATACTATTCCCTAAAACATCTATAGTAACTTTTCTTATAGCCACATCAACCTGACCGTTATTGGACATTAATATTGATAAACTCTTTGGCCCGCTATTTACTAAAGATGCTGTAATGTCAACCTGCTTACTCCATACTAATTTATCAAGTACGAATGTTGTAGCTGACGCAACGATAGCTGCTGCTGCTAAAAGTTCAGATATAAAAGTGACCGATTTCGACAATCGACTCATAACTTTCCTCCTTGATTTTTAAAAGCCCCTTCATATCACGGGGCTTATCAATCAATCAATATTTTTGATGTGGTAAATCCTGCCATTTATTTAGGAGGTAATTACGTAGTATCTTTTTAAGATTACTGCGTTTCACTTACTGCCTGACGCAGCATGCGAATGTTTAACCAGTAATCACGGTTAGTTTGCTCCACTAGCGCGATAAATTCCTGAACCGTGCATGGCCTGTCGTGGCGAACGTCAATCAGCACTGCTGAGAAGCGCTGTAATTGCTCGATTGCCAGCTCTGGATCATCGTACTGCTCGGAAACCCACAGCTTCAGTTCAAGAGCGTCCTGGTGCTGCTTGATGAGACGGACTGCGCTGGCAATAGTCTCTGCAGGCACTGTCACACAGGTAGGGTTCTCTACAGAGTCTGCCGCCCAGGTATGCGCCCACTTGGATTCGCTGTAGGTGTACTCAGCTTTCATTTTGAAAGCCGCAACCACACACGCCCAGACCTCAACGCCGCTCTGTTCCAGAATTTCGTTTTTCAGCAGCGGCAGGTCATCACCATCGCCGTTCTCGGTCTTAGCCGGTTCCGGTTGCTCACTAACTGATTTCGTGACGCCATAATGCTCTTTGGCGATCAGGATGATATCCATCAGCTCAGCCGCCTGCAGGTCAGTTTCAAACGTCAGCGAAACGCGAGAACCCTCCTCGCCCTGCTCGGTCTGACAGTGTTTAGCAATCAGTTCTGCCAGCTTGCGTGCCTGAGCGGCACTGAATTTCGGCATAGCATCAGTTTTGGTCAGCTTCTTCTTGCCTGCTGCTTTCGCCTTCTGCATCTGCTCTTGCGCAACGGAAGAAGCTTTCACACCATGTTCACGCTGCAGGGCTACCGCAGTCGTCGCGGCCACTTCGCCAGACTTCACCATCTCAATCAGCGGTTCGCCAACGGTCAGCAGCTGCAGGTGCTGTTCAACGTCGGTGATCGAACGTTTCACCTTAGCGGCAATCTCAGCTGGCTCTAAGCCCTGATTAACCAGACGCTGATAGGCTGCTGCACGTTCCAGCGGCAACAGGGCGCGGCCCTGACTGCTGGTAACCATGAACGCCACGCTGTCAGCTTCACTACCCACGAAGTCCTTACACTCAAGGCGCAGCGTGTAGCCTGCTTCCTGTGCCAGCTTCGCACCGTAGTAGCGGTGATGGCCGTCGATGATCTTAATGCCCTTCTCAGTGACCTTAACAGCCAGCGGAGGCACGTGCTCACCAGCGATAAAGGCGTCGCGGAATTCCTCGACATGGGTCTGGTCAATATCACGGATGTTGTAATTAGTTTCAACATACAACTCATCAACGCCCAGCAGGTAGGTTTTGCGGGTGGTGATGTCGGTATCGCTGTTTTTCTTGTCGTCGTAAATGCGCGCTAAAGTACTCATGCTGTGGTCAGCTCCCATGTCAGGACAAAAATCAGGGCGGCAATCATCACCACTGCTGTGCGGATGGCCTGGTAGAAAATCTCATTGCGTTGGTAGTGGTTCTTCAGGTGCGCTCTCATAACAAATCCCTGTTCACACTGGCTGAAATGATGCGGCCGGTATCAAGTCCGCCATAGCTGCCGCAGTTGAGTGAGCCCTTCACAGCGCAGCGGTCGCAGTTCTCTTTGGCTACGTTGCGTGATGCGTCAAACTTCGCCACCAGCATCGCCTCGCGCCATACCTGTGCTGCACGCAGCCAGAACCCTTTGCTTTCCAGTTCGGCGGCCTGCTTAGCCTTGTGGCTGTATTTCTCGCTCTCAACCGGCAACGGGTCGGTGTTGATTGAGTAACTCCAGTCGCTGGCACGCTTTAGCAGCCCTTTGGTGAACAGCGGTTTGATAAAACGCTTCACCGATGTCTCATGCAGGCCGGTTAGCTTGCAGAGTTCGCGCACCTTCAGCGGGCCATTGCGGGTAATCAGTTCAAGAATTTTTGATTCGTGGTTGATCATGATTTATCCCCCGTTAACCGCGAAAGCCGTGAGGCACTGAGCTGTCAGGCTGCGGAATGACTGTGATATCCCGCTGCATGTTGCGCTTCATGGCATTCCATTCAGAGCGCGGCGGGCGACCGTGTTTGTCCCATTTGGTGGCTGACTGGAGATAGCCAGGCAGATTTCCGGGGACAAACAGAGTCTTTGGCCGCATGTACTGGTATTCCTCGGTGCCTTCCCAGTGGACGTGCTTGTAATCCACAACCAGGCAAAGCTCTTCCACCGTGAATTTGTCTTTCAGTCGGGATTTGATGTGACCCATCGAAGACTGCGCCTCTGTGTGTTTAGCGCCGGTAATTTTGTTCAGGTGGCGCAAGACTTCCCGAGAACGATTAACCAGTGACCACTCATCGTCAGGTTGCGGCGCAACCTGACAAGAAGGGGGTGTTGTAATCTCTGTAGTATTCTCTGTTGTAATCTCTGTAACATTGGGACAATTTGACCCGATGGAGTGGGACAAGTTGACCTTATCCATAGGGACAGATTGACCTTTTCGATTAGGACAAATTGTCTCTCTCGATAGGGACAAATTGTCCTTATCGGTCAGCAAAGGGTTTGCGTAGTTAATTGCGTAATAATTGGTCTGGTCGTGCTGTTTCTTTTTTAGTTGCTCAACAAAAATCAGCCCCATCTTTTTCAGCGACGAAACCGTTCTTTGTATGGTCTTCGTGGTCCACCATGGGAACTGCTCATTCCACGCATTGATGCTGTTATAAACCCAGCGTTTGCCCTCATATTCAACGCCTGCTGTGGTGTCTTCCAGCCAATAGCAAATCTGTTGCAGGACAATCGCTTCATTCAGGCCGATGCGCAGCGCAAGTTCCGGGCTGATCACCAGCGGTTTTACTTTCAGAAGTAGGCTCATGAATTACAGTGACCTCCCTGAAGTACTGTTTAAACCGTTCGAGAGAGCTGAAGCACTCGCCATGTTCATAGTTGTCACGCAGGTAGATAACCCTGTCGTTCTCTGGCTCCCAGCGAATGACCCGCACAGGGATGCCTCGCTTGTCGCGGAAGATTCGGTCAAGCTCTCGCATTTCGTCGCCTTCATTCGCTGGTTAGCATCGCCCACAGCCCAGCTCACAAAGCTGTGGTTAACTTCTTCGCTTACGCCTGGTACATTAAGCACATACCGCAGCGGCTCACTGCTGAGGCGGCCACCAGCTGAGGGAAGGCAACGGAATTGCGGTAATCCTGATTTTCTGGTTAAATTGATCACGCGATTAGTTCTCCACACACGTTGATTTAGTCGCATCGAGCGCCGCGGACTGCAATCCAGCGGCGTTCACCTTTTCTGGGGCGCAGAAAACGCGATACAGCAGCGTCAGATGCTCCTGCCACTTCGCCATTACCTGATAGCTGTTCTCTTCGATCTGCTCACGTTCAGCCGCATCAATCATTCCGTCGGCGGTTGCCTTGCGAATGTAGGCCGAATGCTTACCAATCCACTCGACAGACTCCATCAGGCGCTGATTGATGTCCGCGTTATCCACATCCTCAATGTCCACCAGCGGAACGTTGACGCTGTTTGACTGACGGGACACCGCATTAGCGATGTGCTTAGTACCACTTGCCTGCTGCAGAACCATCGCCCAGCCCATTGGGAAAATCTGATCGCCGTTAGTGCGCAGGCGGTTAAATAGCGCATCTTCGGTTACACCCAACCATTCAGCAGCTTCCGCATAACCACCCGGAAGACTCGAAATCGTCTTCTTGATTGCTGCCACCAGCCATGCCGGTTGCTTTTCTACTTGCCAGTGCTTCTGATCCACGGTTAAGCCCTCTTTCCTGTGGTTACTAAATAAAGTGCAGCGTTTAAAATCTGTTACTTCTTTACTCTGCCGGGCGGAAAAACATCATCCAGAGAGCAATTGGCTCCGAGCTTGTTGAGTCCTAAAACAATCATTCGGCACTCATCAAGGCCTGGCTTACGGATGCTTAGCTCATAGTTGGCTACTCGCGATTGGCCCCAGCCAATAACATCAGCCAAAACAGACTGGGAAATACCGAGCTTCTTTCTTTGCTCAGCGATAGTGTTCATTGGCTTCTCCAAAAGTTAATCACAAAGCAATTACACACAATTCGTGATTAAGAATCAATGACAAAACGTGTAGATACAGTAATCACGCTGCGTGTTAAATTTGAGGGGATGAAAACAATGCATGAGTTGATAGGGGAAAGGATCAAAGCCCTAAGAGAAAGCAAGGGATTGAGCCAGGCGCAGCTTGCCAGATTATGTGGCTGGGCAGCTCCGTCACGTTTGGGTAATTATGAATCTGGAACGAGGAAGGTCAGTTCTGACGATGCAATTCTATTAGGGTCTGCTTTAGGTACATCTCCTGCCAAAATACTTTTTGGTGAGGATGCCGATGCAGTTTTCAAGCAGTATGAATACCCCCTGTTCACTTATGTCCAGGCTGGTGATTTTTCTGAAGTGGGTAGCTTTACTTCCAGAGACGCTAAGGCATGGGTACCTACTACGAAGAAGGCCAGCGATAAAGCGTTCTGGCTTGAAGTCAAAGGCCACTCAATGACTGCGCCGCAGGGCGTTCGTCCAAGTTTCCCGGAAGGTATGCTGATCCTCATTGACCCGGCAGAACCGGTTGAGACTGGTGACTTCTGTGTGGCATCTGCTAACGCTGACTCTGAAGTGACTTTCAAAAAATATGAGAAAGACGCAGGTGTAAGCTATCTGGTGCCGCTTAATCCTGCCTATCGAATTCTGGACTGTGATCACAGTTGCCGGATCATAGGTAAGGTGGTGAAAGCTCAATGGCCTGAAGAGACATTTCAATAAAGATTTCGCAGTATCTGACGATAATCTGAATGAGCTCAAGTGATGCTCAAAACTTCTCTTTTGAATGCTTTGATACTGTTAGCCCGCGTCCGGCGGGCCTCTTTTTTCGCGCAAATTTTGCGCTGCTTAAAAATTGTGGAGTATCTATTTCCTAATTAATTTATCGTAAGTATTATCACTATCGTCAGCTTATGCTGACAGATGGTTTGCCCCAATTGAACAAATTTATGCCCGTGTAACGCGGGTTTTTTTGTGCCTATCGATCCAGCACTTTCGTCGCAGCTTCCATGGCTTTAGCCAGTAACTTTGACCGCTCAGGGTTATTCGAAGCCAGCGCCGTTCTTAGTGCATCCGCTATCACTATCTGCTTCGACTCAATCCCATAATCGTGAAGTGTGAACACCACGTCACCAACAACCCTGCACATCTCGTCATAGAGCTCGTCTGATTTTTTGCTCACAACACCCCCCTATTAAGGCGATAACCAGCCATTTAAGAGCATCACAAGCCGCTCAAAGTTTCATCTAAAAATAATTTATCACACGAAAAATCATGCACATAATGTGTTCTTCAATCTATATACACGTTTTGTGATTGACCACCAAATCACATTATGTGTATATTTAACCCATCAACAGCGAACAGGCAGGACGACCACGAAGTAGCCGCCCGAGGCGTAAGAAGATCGGGATGATTCGTAAAAAAAGCGCCCATTGGACGCTTCGCTCTTTAAAAATCTGGATATACCTAAACGGTAGGCTTTGGTGGACGCGGTCTTGGGGGTACATGACCGCCTGGCTTTGGTCGTTCCAATTAGATTTTCCTAACTCTTTGGAAGATCACCTGCAAACCAAGATAGCACTGAATCTTTTGCTGAAAGCTTTGTAAGCGAGGCGGTATGCCCTAACGCTATCAAGGTTCGATTGTATGCGGCGTCTTCAAGTGATTGCCAAGGCATGCTGTCTGAGTCTTGAATTTTTGCGAAGCGCTGACGTAACTCTTCATCTCCAATATTTTTCATATTTACCATGAGGCTGCGGTAATGCCGCATTTGCTCTTTAGAAGCACCAGCTTCCTGAGCAAATTGGTAAACAAGTTGAAGAACCGATAGCACTGCAACGACAGCACCGAAAACAAACATATTGCTGAATTTAGCAAATACGGAAAAACCGAGAACGATGAGAGTTAAGGTAATCAGCTTGTCAATTCTTGTGAGAAGACGATAGTTCATCTTTTCCAAGTAATATGAATAAGTTACAGAAAATTCCAAATCATCTCGGTTCATAAACTACCTCATTTTTCGTCTTCATCTTTTGGTTTTGGCGGCGGAGGTGGAATCTTGCGACCAGGCATGTGCCTTTCGAAATATTTATCACCTTCGTCATTAGCCATATGCATAAGCCATCCTTCATTGTTGTTGGGGTATATCCAGATTATCCGATTCCTTGTTGTTGGGGAATAGCAGGGAAACACGGGCCGGACGTGGATAAATAAACCGGAGCAAATTAAGGCTCGGAGATTGCAGGATGAAAATGATTAAGAACATGGCGAATACAACGGTCCGGGACCTGATTACTTTTCTCCGCCTCTTCCCGGATGCTGATGTGATCTGCTGTGGTGATGCAGGTGTGGTGAGTGTGCAGTGTGATGTTGAAAACGTGGTTCTTGGACCAGCGTTTTAAGAGTACGGAATTGCTGTGTTGGCGGTTACTCAGAATGTTTTGTTTAACCGCCCTTTTTCACAACGACAAGGACATTTGCAAAGCGGGTGTTTTCGAACGCTTTAGAGACGTGGAGTAAGTGTCCTTTTCGTTGTGGTGAATGCGGCCAGCGCGCGCGGAAGACTGACAAAGATTGCATACAGTCTAAGAGTCTCCGCTCTGGTGTCTGTCAGTCTGACCAGAGCACCGGGAGGCACCCGGCACCGCAACAACCTTTCAAATGTGTGGAGTAATCGGGCGGTGGGTTATTGCAGTAGCTCACCAGCCAACTTAAACGAATCCCAATAGTTTTTATTGCCGTCACTGGCAAGGGATTCATGCAACTAAAAATCGTGTGTGGAGAGTTTCATGGAAAAGCCAAACGACCATATCACCGTAGGCATTATCACCCTATCACCCTGCCCTACAGCCATATCCTCAACGGCTGGGTCATGCCTGACGGTTCAGTAATCACTAATCCTATTAAGGCGCAGAACGAAGCTGAGCGCCTTAACAGCACCATCACCATTCACTGAGGGCGATGACATGCATCACTTCAAATCGAATAAAGAAGTTGTCGCTGCCGGCCATCAGTTCGCAAAGAACATCGGTGCGGACACGCCTCTGATTGATATGGCAAAGATGGTGACTGAGCTGGCTTCACGTCTTGAGGTTGCAACCGTTCGCGCCAACCTCATGGCTGGAGAGGTGCTGCGTATCAACAGCGTGCTGCCTGACACCATTAGCGTTCTTCAGGCTGCCGGGGCAGATATGACCCTGATTGATGACCTGAACGCAGCGCTGGCCACTCCAGCTTGTGATCAGTGGATTCGCACACTGCGTGGTGAAGCCCTTGGGGAAGCACGCCGCGCCGTAACCACTCTGGGTAACCACCAGCAACCGGGCATTTCACATGCGATCAACATCATTTCCCAAATGGAAATGGATGTGCTCCGCACGCACACGGTAACGCTGAAGGTGGTGTCATGAAAAAGGTCGCCCAATTCCGGCGCAGCAACGGGGCAAATGCTGGATTCAGTGAAAAGTTAGCCTGGCAGTTATCAAAAGGCCCTGCAACGGGCCGGGAGCTGGCAGAACGTCTCGGTATGACGCTGAGTGAGTTCAACCGTTTGGTCCTTCACATCATGCGGCGCGGTGGTGAAACACTTCAGGTTGAGGCATCCAATCAGGTCTTTCTCGGTGGTGGCTCCATTGACCGCACTTACACCTTGGTCAGAAATCCGCGCCGTGTTGCTCCCCCGCCATGTAAGACAATGGTTATCAACTACAGCAACGACCGTTCTGAAGAGGCTATCAAGCGCCATCGTGAAGCAGCTACACGCCGCGCCCGTCTGATTGCCAGCGGGCTTTATCTGGAATGCATGGGTTAAGGAGACGATTCAATGAGCATTAAGCCATTAGAAGTGCAACGCGACCAATATGGCTATTGGTCTCACCCAGATTATCTGGCGTTCTGTGATGGTCGTGAATTCATTTCTACCGAAGAGTTTGATCAGTGGATGTCTGATCATGGATTGAAGTGGAAAGTTAATTACCGTGATGAAGACATGCTCGATCCCACCGTTGATGGTTGCGATATCTCTGCCTGGCAACCTGAAAGCCCTGAAGGTGGAGGCTGGTTCGTTGGCTCAATCCATGACACTGAAGACGGCGCAGTATGTATTTGGCTTCGGTCAACAGCACCGGAGGTGGAGTGATGGAACAGCCGATCCTCGATATGTGCTGTGGCTCTCGGATGTTCTGGCTCGACAAGAAAGACAGCCGCGCGATATTCGCAGACATCCGCAAAGAGTCACATGTGCTGTGTGATAACCGTGCTTTGCATATTGATCCCGACATCATCGCTGACTTCCGTTCTTTGCCCTTTCCTGACTGCAGCTTCGCACAGGTGGTATTTGATCCACCCCACCTGGACCGCGCTGGAGAAAACGGCTGGATGAGGAAAAAGTACGGTGCGCTGGATAAGCAGACATGGCGCGACGATATCCGCGCGGGTTTCAGTGAAGCATTTCGTGTTTTGCGGCCACACGGCACGCTGATTTTTAAATGGAATGAGACACAGATACCAGTAAGCCAGGTAATCGCCCTAACCGATCACAAGCCAACCATCTGGCAGCGCACTGGCAAAGGCGACAAAACCCACTGGATTATCTTTTTGAAGGAGGTGGAGTGATGGCGCTGTCTGATATTAATAACGTAATTATTTCTGACGCCGATATCGAAAAAATAACGGGCTATAAAATTCCGTCTAAACAATGCCAGTGCCTTAAACAGGCCGGTATATTTTTCGTGGTACGCCGTGATGGTCGCCCGAGAACAACATGGCAGCATTTCAATGACCCATTGTTATCACGGAAAGCCCCAGAATCCAGTAAACATGAACCCAACTTTGGAGCATTAGATTAATGGCTCGCCTTCGCAAAAATGCTGCTGACGCCTGGATGCCACCACGCGTTTATCGCGGCAGGTCAGCCTATGAGTTCCATCCCAAGGATGGGGGCGCAATTCGCCTTTGTGCGCTGGATGCGGCTCAGTCCTCAGTTTGGGCAGCATATGAGGCACTTATTAATGAGATACCTGATGACCGGTTGCTGGCGTCACTGGCTGACCGCTTTTTCAAATCTGCTGATTTTTTCGAGCTTGCACGCGAAACGCAGCGGGATTACCTGAAATATTCAAAGAATGTTTTAGCTGTTTTTGGTGCCATGCCCTCTGATGACATTAGGCCTGAGCACGTCAGAAAGTATATGGACAAGCGTGGATTAAAAAGCCGGGTGCAGGCCAACCGTGAAAAAGCGTTTATGTCCCGCATGTACCGCTGGGGCTATGAACGTGGCATGGTCAAAGGTAATCCAACCAAGGGGGTTAAGAAGTTCAAGGAGGTATCCAGGGATCGGTATGTGACCGATGCGGAGTACCAGGCTCTCTATTCATGCGCGCCTGAAGTTGTGAAGATCGCAATGGAGTTGGCCTATCTCACCTGCTCGCGTCAGGGTGATATTCTCGCAATGAAAAAAAGCCAAATTGTGGATGAGGGCGTACTGATTAAACAGAGTAAAACCAGTGTTGCTCAGATTAAAGCATGGTCACCAAGATTTACTGCAGCCATAAAGATGGCAGCTGAACTACCCCTTAAGCCTGGCATGAGCAGTATTTTCATAATCCATCAGCCCAATGGTTCTGGCTACACCCGCGACGGGTTCAATAGTCGCTGGAGTGCTGCACGCGAAGCGGCGAAACTCAAGTTCCCTGAGCTACTGTTTGATTTCACATTCCATGATCTGAAGGCTAAGGGAGTTTCCGATCTGGAGGGTGACCTTTACGAGAAAAGAGCTATAACGGGGCATAAAAACGTTGAGCAGACTGCTGCCTATGACAGAAAAATAGTGGTGGTTCCTGTAGTCGGCGGACAGGCGAAGGGGAAATAA